CGAGGGCTGCCGACAAGATAATCTGGAGTGCTTCGCGCATGGTCGGAGAGTCAGGTGGTCGGGGTGACGCGGAGATGGACGAGCGAGATTTCGCCGGTCTTGTTGTTGGTGTAGAGGTCCACCGGCCAGTTGCACTTGCGTCGGAAGCGCGGGATTTCGACGTCGCGAATCCACGACAGATAAGTCATCTGACCACGGATAGTCTCGATGAGTTCTGTGGGCTTGCTTGCGACGGTGATGTGGAAAAGAATTTTCGACGGATTATTCATTTTGTCCTCTGGTAGGGATGGGTGAAAAATTCAGCCCGGAGAGATTTACGCCTCTCCGGGCTTCATTTTATCAGGCGCGGACGGTGCCGTAGTTCTCCGTGATCCACTGGATGGTCTCAGCAGTCAGAGGAGTGGTCTTGGCGATGCGGGGCTCGAACCACTCGTTGTCGTGGCCGGAGCAGGCTTCGGCCGAGAGCGTCCAGATGTGAGTCCACGGCTGGGCTCGGGCGAACAGCTCGGAGTGCGTGAGGCCTCGGGTGACGATGTCCTTCGTGAGTGCGACCTTGTTCGCGTGGTCGAAAATCTTGCGGAACACGGCCCGGAATCCGCCACGCTGATACGAGCATTTGGCTCGGCTCAGACGCAGGTCGCCTGCCTTGATGACGAAGTCGCCGCTGGCATCACCCTCGGGGGCGATCACCAGATATCCGATGCGGGCAGCTTCCTCGACACGGTTCGAGGCCCGGTTGTTGAAATCAACCTCGTAGCCGGCTTGCGCGGCGGCGGCGGCGGACTCGAACACCTTGCGGGTGGAGAACAGCGGGGTCCCGAACTTGACCTCCTCACCGTTACGCCAGCGTTCAGCGTAAAACTTGACTGCGGCGACCGGGATAACCTGCACAGCGGGTCCGAGCAGCGTGTCTCCGAGGACGAAGTTGCCCGCCTGATTGCGGAATTGCTTGGCCAGCGCACCGACGGTGCCGACGAGACCGATGACTGGAGTTTCGATGTCGCGACCGACGTCGTCGTATTGGCTGGGGTCATACTCGGCCGGAGCCTGAGTCGACGTTGGGACGAGGCCCGTGGAGGCCGTGGACGAAGTCACCTGAATGTCGGTGTCTTCGGGTTTGATGCTGGTGCGAGCCATGATGATTTGGATTTCTGGTTTTCGGGTTGATGAGAGGTCCGGACTGGACCGTGGAAAATATCGCGTATCGGTGCAGGCCTTACGAAGGCTCCGTTGTGTGATCTTGTGCTAAATCTTTCCCAGCTTCGGGGAGGGCTCGGGACGGTCGACGGCCTCGAGTTCGAGGAGGCGTTGATTGAACTCGGCGACGACCGATTGTTTCGTGCCTCGGGCGGCGCGCTCGCGCAGCTTGTCCTCGACCTTCGCCCACGAGATGGTGGCCGCCTCGACGAGGTCCGACGTGGTGAGGTTGAACTCCTTGGCCGCGAGGAAGAGCCCGTCGATGGACGTGATGTATCGCCTGCCCTTGGCCCACTCGACGGCGTAGCCCTCGGGGAGGTTCTTGTCGTCCTCGAGGGAGGCCGTGAGGTTGTGGTGGCGGACCGACTTAGCCCATTGCTCCATGAGGCCGGCGAGCTTCTGGAGCTGTGCCCGCGACGTCGCATCCTTCACGAGCGACGCGTGCGTCTCGGCCGGGATCGGCGGGTGGACGCCGTAGTTGGTTGGATCATACGCACGGCCCAACGTGTCTGCGACCTTACGAAGGGCGACGCAGTTGCCGGAGGCGCCACAGTAGCGGCAGGAATCGTAGTTGGGGACGAGCGTGACACCTCGGTAGCTCTTCGAGTCGCTGCGGCGCGCACGTCGGAGGACGGCGAAGATTTCCAGCTTCAGGCGGGGGACGTCGTCCCGGGTAAATGTGGCGGTCGACACGGACTCGAAGCGCGGCATCACGAAGTGAACGTGGATCGTATTGATCGCGGGGAAGCGCGGGTCTTCGAAGATGCCGACGACGTAGTCCTTGCCCTGAAGGTTGATCTCCGCGTCGGTGACCTCTTTCACCCGGACGAACTTCCAGTCGAGCAGGTCGGCGGTGTCGGGGTCGATTACGAGGCCTCGGCCGGGAGCCAGATTCTCCCGGAGGCGGAGCCGGTCGGTGTATCCCCAGCGACCTTCGATGGTCGTGAGCTTGATCTCCTCGTAAATGCGGGAGGCGGGCGGGAGGCTGTTCGAGTATTTCTCGCAGCAGTTTTTCATCCGCTGCTCGAAGTCCGTATCCAGAAGTTCATCATCCCCGCCATCGAGGGCGGCGTGGCCTCGGTTACCTTGGGCGGTGACCCAGTGGACCTTCTTCGTGTTGAGCGGTCTGAACCCTTCGCACAAGGCGAGGGTTCCCAGTTGGGAGGACGAGCGGGTGGCGTGGGGACGCTCCGCGTGTTTCTGGTCGGGGGAGAGTTCGGTCTCGGGTGGTTCAATCCACCGATCATGGCGGCCGGGGACCCGGGTTGCCCGGCGTCAGGTGTGCGAACTTGTGCTAACTATCCGTGCCAGTGGGTTCAGGTCGCCGTCGTTAATTTCGTCGATCTGGCCGGCCTTGCGGGAGCAGTTGCGGTGGACGACCTGTTCGACGCTGTCCGCGAGGGTAATGATCGTGCGGAAGGCAGGGCTCTTCTGCCCATCGCGGCGGTTGCGGCCAAGCACTTGAATCAGGTCGCGAGAGTTCTCGCCGGGACTGATTAGCGAGTGGCGCGGGCGGTTGCCGTGCGTATCGTGCAGGCTGATACCGACGCCGCCGGCAGCCGTCTGGAGGGCCAGCGTGTGAATCTTATCCGCCTGAAACTCGACGATTGACGTCTGGCGACGGTGCTCGGGCACGCGGCCGTCGATTCGGTCGCACTTCAGCGCCTTCGCGACCTCGTCGATGGAGTCGTGGAAGTTCAGGAAGATAGGGACCGACAGTCCAGACGCGACGAGGTCACGGGCGAGGTCGATGATGGCCGGCACCTTGGCCAGCTCCGCGATTTGGCGAGCCCGGAGTCTCTCGACGCCTGCCGTGGCGGCGCTGGCTTGCAAGTCCTCCAGTTCTTTAGTCCTCGCCCATGCTGCCGCGAGTTGTTCGAGCGACTTCGGGTCCCCGGTGACGGCGCGGACGTCGGTCGTGGCCTCCGGGAAGCCCGGGATATCCTCGTAGGTCTTCCGGTGCCCCCTTTTCGGGAACAGCTCCAGATTGAGCCGGGTGAGGGCCGTGGGGTCGTGCAGTGGGCAGAATTTTTTCTCAAAACCGATGGGGAGCACCCCGTACCGGCTCTGGAACGCGTCCCAGCCGAACTCTCCATCATGCAGGCCGAGGAGGTAGCCGACTGCGTAGAGGTCGGTGGGGTCGACGGCGAGGGTGGCCGACATGACCATCGTCGGGATAGCCTGCCGCTTGGCGGCGGTCACCAGCTTTGCGTTTTGGCTCGGTCGGCTTTTGCAATAGTGGGCCTCATCGATGACCAGCAGGGTGGGGCGGGGGAAGGTCCAACGCCACGTCCCGCCGGAGGACTTTTTCACCTTGCCGGAGGCGTCGCGGAACTTGGACGGCTTGCGGTCCCACTTGCCCATGCCCGTGTGGCCGAGCTTGTGTTGCTCGTAGTTGGACACGCAGCGGACTTTGGTGCCGGCGGCCTCGGCGGCGGCGAGCCAGTGAGGGATCACGACGCGGGGGCAGCACACGACCAGCTCGTGGCCCATCTCGCGCGCGACGAACGAGGCGACGAACGTCTTGCCGAAGCCCGGCACACTCCCCTCCGCCGACGCTGATGATGCGCGCAGGAGGTCGATGTGGTGTTGGACTGCGTCAGACTGGAATGGGCGCGGTTCGGCTCGGGACATAACGCAGTGGGCAGTAGAGGCCGACCTTCTTAATCTGGATGAGGGGGATGCCTCCTCGGATGATCCGCTTGCATGAGAGGGCGAAGCGTCCATCGCGAGCGGCGGTGAGGAATGAGGATGCGTACGCGGGGCGGATCACACGCGTATCGCCTTCGTCCATACCACAGACGATAGATTTCACGTAACCGTACGGAATTTTTGGGAGCGTGTCGTTCACAGTTGGCGCGTGCCTCCCATGATCCGGTAGGCCTCGGCGTAGGCTGAAGCCCGGCCTCGGAAAAACAGCGAGACGCGGGCAAACGAAGGGTCGGTCTCGGCGACCTTGTCAAAAAAGTGGGCCGATATTGTCGCCCACTGCGAGTTGTTCCAAAGCGTTTCGAGTGCGGGAGTCTCGACGAACGATCCGGCCACCGGGACCTCTGCGCGGACGCTGTCGACCGCGAGGAACGCCGAAGCGAGGATGGCGAGGGAGCTGACGATGATTTTGGTTTTGCGTTTCACGTAAAAAGTTCGCCGAGGACGGCGTGTGTTTGGTTCAGGTGGTGCGCGTATTCGGAAATCAACAACGCGTCCGCGTTCTTGAGCGTGACCTTTTCGCGGGGGAACGTAGTCTTGGCTGCGTCGCGGAGTGCGGACTTGCGGGCGGGGCCGACGGCCTCGATCCTGAGCGACTTCTGCCACGTCTGCGGGGTGACTGTGTAGACAGCGATTCCGGCGGCTCGCATGGCGCCGATCCACGTCCCGTAGTTCTCTCCGAACGCGAACGCGGACGAGACACCCATGAGGGGGCTCGC